CGTCTGTGACTGTAAAATTGTTCACAACACCCGTAAATTTTGTTGCAGGATTGCCTGATATCGCTAATAATTCGCCCGTTGTAGCGTCAAAGAAACCTCTGTGTACATCAACAGCACTGCCCCGTACCTTCTGGTCCACAAAATCACTAACATTGCCCGTAGGTATGCCTGAAATTGATATGCTTAACTCTTCTGGTGTTGCTCTCAATGATGATGTGCTGTTGCTCACACTCAATAATTCACCTATGCCTGTGTAAGTTGTGGCACCTATAAGATAATTTTTGTGATAATCTGAAAATGTCAGTGTCTGATAACCAGGCACTACCACTTTCACAAACAGATTGGTCTGTATTCTTTTATAACTGGTTAAATTTATGGACATTATATTGCCTCAACGAATATAAAAGGTCCACTCCATCTAATCTGATCATGTCCAAATAGTGTGTAGTTGGGAAATTGCACACAAACGACATCCCATGTCACACTTGGACCAACGATTAAGGAATAAGATCCTGCTGTTTCTAAAATAGGTCTATGTGTGGTAATTGTGTTTGAATTATAAGCAACATCTGATGTCACTGTGTACACTGAACCAGACGAACCTAGTTGTATATAATCACCTGCTTCAAACTTGTTGCCTGAAGACAAACCTGTCGCACCTCCAGTGATTGTGAGTGTGTTGCCTGATGTGTAGGACACTGTGATACCTGATGTTGAAGACAAATCACCTTGATAACCTGAAATGTAAGAATGTCCAGAATTGTTTATCTGTATCTGTCCCACTGTGACTGTGTCCAATGCCTCCATTGCTTCAATCAATTGTCTATAATCTGTGTATCTTGGACCATCTGGCAGTCTAACTTGAAACTCCCATACCTGTCCGCCTGCAGATGTTGTTTTTACCACACCTGATCTTGATTGTGTCTGTTGAACTTTTCTTCTCTTGTTGAATGAAAGAGTTGTTGCCTTATCTATCACTGTTTGAAATGCTGTTGTCATCTATCTTACCTTCTTGTTTCTGGCAAACTCTGTCTGCCTGTTTCTGTCACTGCAAATAAAAATTGTGGATCACTTGCAACCAATTCTTGAAATGATCTGGCATCTACTGCATTTATGTTGTATGTTATTTCTGCACCTGCTGTGAGAGGTGTAATCTGTGCTGGTCCAGATACTAACTCTGGTCCCCGCTCGCCCGCGATACCAAATTTGCCTGCACCTAGTGTACCACCATTTGCAAAGAAACCACCAAATATATTCTTGATGCCTGTGCCTATTGAACCTAGTATGTCAAACAGAGATGAACCTGATCCTCTTGATGTACCACCTGAAAATATTCTTGCAAACAATTCTTGTATTCTGCTTCTTAACAATGCTTCAAGCATATCGTTAATTAATGCTCTGAATTCAAACTTACCTGTCTTGGCAAAATCTACAATAGCATCTTCCATTCTGCTGGTGCTCTGCTCAAATATTCTTCTGGCTTGTTCTGCACCATTTGTGACTTCGTCCACATAATCTTCCATAGCACTCTTCATGCCAAATGTGAATGATCTCTGTAGTTCTCTTTCTGCTTCTAATTGTTTTTGTTTTTCTTCTATGATTACATTGGTTTGATTCTTAACCTGTTCAACCAATTCTTCTTGTCCTGGTAGATCCTTGCCTGCCGCTTTGATTCTTTCAATGGTTGCATTCATTGTTTTCTTCTCAGCGATTTCTATCTCTTTTAGTTGTCTTTCAAAACCTCTCAAACCAAATGTTTCTTTGTCCAATGCAAGTTCTGATTTTATTTTACGGAAATCTTTTTCTATCTTTGTTCTTAATTTTGTAATTGTGGCAGAAGTTTCTTCAATGTCATTCTTTGCTGTTTCTGTGTCAATTGGTATGCTCAATTCACTCATTTCTTCTGACACTTTTGCTGTGTCTTTTGCGATACGATTGAATTCTTCTAATTCTTTTGTGGCATCTGATGTTTTGTTAAAGAAAAATGCCAGACCTGCACTTGCCGCCAATACTGCTGATAATATTTTGATGAAAGGATTTTTACCAACCACAAGATTGAATGCCGCCATTGCCGTGGATGCTGTTCTTATGTTTGCCGCCAATGTTAGGAACAATGCCGCTATCTTGCCAACTGCCAATGCAACAAATGCCGCCTTGACTGCATCAATGTTGTCTTTTAAGAATATTGCCACAGCGGCAACACCTTGTATTGCGTTTGCCAATCCTACACCAATTGTTTCTGCAAATTCTTCTATGACTTCTGTGTTGTCTGCAAAGAACTTGTCTAGATCACCTAATTGTAATTTTAATTCATCAAAAAATTCTTCTGCTACCTGTTTCTGGAAGTTGAAAAATTTGTCTCCCAACATTGAAATTGTACCTTCCAATGTGTTTGCAAATTCATCTGTGGCATTACCAAATCTACCACCTCTGCCAAATACTTCTTCAAATTTCTTTATGGTTTCTTCAATGGATACCTTTGCACCCTCTTCAAAACCAAGCATATTTCTAACACCTTTTTCTCTAAAGATGTCAGCAGATGCAATACCACCAGAAAATGCTCTCTGTATCTGTTCACCAGTTGTACGGAAGTCTAGTCCCGTTACCGCCGCAACATTACCAGTAATTTCTAATAATTTGTTTAGGTGATCTGCATCTTTGGCAACAACCGCCAAGTTTCCTGATGCTTGTTCAATCTCTGCAAGTGAGAAAGGTACTTTGGATGCAAATTGTGTTAAGATGTCAAATGCTTTGGCACCTTCCTGTGCAGAACCAAAAAGGAACTTGAATCTTAGGCCCAGTTTCTCAACAGATGAACCAACATCCACAAAACTCTTAACAAGTTTACCAACTCCTATAGCGGCTATGGCGGCCCCTACAGTCTTGATAGTGTTCTTGAATGAATTAAGATTGTTCTGTGCTGTTTTGGTATCAACATCAACTCTGTACCTTAAATCTGCCATCCTCTACTTCCTTTTCAATATAATCTTAACCAATGCTTGAATAAATTTACCAGTTGGTTTTGACATACCCCTTGGTGCCTTCTTAGAATATCCTTCATCCAATCTTTTTGCATAAGGATAATCTGCATTGATTGTCTTGTTATTTACTAATTTTGTCCTACGCCTTGCTGTTCCGCTTCTTTTTGGCGTCTTTTTCTTAAAGAAATCCAATGCCGCTTTGGGCACCATCTCCAATCGTGAATTTATACGATTGATGCTAGGTGTGATCCTATCATGTACCTTTTTTACCGTCATTGTGTTCGCCCTCCTTAGTTCTGGCCCAGATATCCTTCAGTTTGTCCAAAGGTATATTTGGCACAGGCATTGGTTTGCCTGATGCTTTTGCTGAGGCAGATTCTGACTGGTATTGTTCCCAGGCAGTTGCCGTGTTCACGATGTGTATGTCTAATGTATCACCTTCCTTAAGCAATTTGCTAGGCAACACACCGTATCTTCTTGCTGTTGTGTCCAACAACAATGTCATGCGTAGATGCTCACTCTTAGGAGTAAGGTCTACTTCTGTGACTTCCCCAGACCAGAAACCACCGCAGTTATGCTTTTCATCAGCACATGATTTGGCAGACTGACGCCATCAACCATAACAGGTTTGCCGTCCTTGTCCAATATCAATGAACTCATTGCATCAACCACAGAACTGTAATTGTCCTTGTCTATGGATGCCAGTTTCATGAAATCATTTATGGGTGTTCTGTCCCATGTGTAGAATACTACTGGTTCCCCAAATTCTTCTACCGTTTCTTTGTCTTCCAAACTGACTTGTACCAGTTTAGGTTTCTTTGCTAGACTCTTTAGATCCATCTGTCTCTCCTTGTCTATCTCTTATTACATTGATCAACATCAAACAGAATTTCATCCTGCTGGTTGCCTTGTCTAGATCTGCACGAGCACATTTAATCTCGTTGATAGTTTTTGCAGATTCCGCCAAGAGTGATTGCAATAATTGATTTGTGTTTTTTGTGTTTATTATGTTCATCTATCAATCTGTTTTGTCACCTAGGGGCATTTGTGACGCCCCTAGATTCAATTTGTTATTATTCTGCCGCCACTGTGTAGTCGCCATCCACTGTGATAGTGATTGGTGATACCCATACAGGTGCGTCTGCTGATACAGAAGGTGCAAGACCAGTTATGAAACCTACGCCTGTTACCCTCTTACCTGCTGTCCCAGTGTCCGTGTCACCAAAATAAAGATTGAACTCAACCTTCGTTTTGTTTTTAGACAGACCAAAGATTCCTTGTGATGCCGCTGTTGCGGAATTGTTACCATCTCCAAAGAACGAAGTCTGATCTAAGACAATGTTTCCTGATATAGAGTTTGTGGCTGTTGTCGCTATGTTTCTTTTGGAACCGTTATCAAGTTGTTGCCATGTAAAAACATCATTTGCGTTGTTCACAGTCACATCCTGTAATGCAGGAACAAGTAGACCTGAAGAATCTGCAGAACTGCTAGTGTGATGGACCTTGAGTGTTGACTCTGATCCTGTCACGCCAGGTGCTGGATATATGTATGTCATCGTTTTCTCCTTATTATGTTATAGTAGTAAGTCTGATTGTAATCTGCGTCACAATAAGATCTCCCTGATATGTTTGACTAACATCACATTCTCTCCTGTGTATATTGGAGATAGTTGTGAGGTTTTTGGCATTTTTCAAAGAGGTAATCACTGTGTTGAAATTACTAGGCAAACTTTTAGCATCTGTTGAAAAGTATAAATCTACAGAAGATACTTTGCCATTTATGTTGACGCCGTCCATTGTGAGTAAGATTGGATCTTCCACAAAAGTTGGTTGGTCCACATATATTTTCTTCACATTGGTTAGATACAACAGAGTGCCGCTCGCCGTATAGGGGAGGTTAGTACTCTTGCTGTATGTGCCTAGACTCAATGTGTCAATGTAGTCAAGTATCTCTTGTCTCATCTATCGTATCCTCTTCAGTTGGTATCTGCCTGGTGTCTTCTCTGTTGACTCCACTGTGGAATCGCCGTCAAAGTCATACCAGTCACCTGCTGTGATCAATTCTGAGAACATTTTCTCTGCCTTGTTCACATAGTATCCCATCTTCTGTCTCTCAGCATTGTCCTCATTGCCAAAGTCAGCAATAGAAGGCAATATGAAATCCCCCATAGCGATGAATACGCATAGGTCAGTGAAGTCCTCTGTACGACCCAGGATCTTGTCTGGATCAACAGCAGGTATGTCTGCCACTGTGTTGATTGAGATACCGCTCTGCTTTAGATAATACTCTTTCCACCATGCTGTGGAGCGAATCTTTGTGAGAATACGCTCCGTCGCACGAATTAGAAATTTTTCAATAGACGAGTCTGTAAGACCTTCATTGGATTCAAAAAGTCGTTGATCTTTGTCAACAACATCTTGGTATTCAGCAAATGATATTATCACGCCGTTCTCTCTTATAAAGGCCATTATTACTCTCCTAAATTATGATGCGTCTTTGATTATAACACCACGGTTAGCGTCAACTAAACCAACGCCTGCGTGTAAAGAAGCAACCACATCAAAACCAACTGCCGCTGGTCTTCTTGCGATTTCAATGTCAACATTTTTGAACATTGCAATTCTCATTGCATCAGCGCCAAATACTGCCGCTTTCGCGTTAGTTTGACCTGTGTTCGTTGCATCTAAGTATGAACTCACATACATATCAACGCCTGCGATTTTTCCAAAGAAACCATTTCTCATTGCTGAGTTTTGGAATTCACCACCTGCGAATGCTTGTGAACCAATGTTACCCATTAGCGCCGCATATGCACCTGCTCCAACGACACCTACTAAAGGACCTGTTTCACCATTTCCTCTAATTGTGCCAACAGCAGATTGTATTTCAGCAACAGTCAAATCATTAGTACCTGCACTTCCCGCAATTTCTTGACCTGTTAGGTTTCCAAGAACTGCCATCACATCTTTATCAAATGCTGTTTGGATTGCGTGTCCTAATACTCTACCAGTCTCTTGTGGATCAATTCCACCCATGTCTCTAAGAACATGACGAGCGGCATAGATGTCTGCTTCAACTGTTTTTTTCGTGTCTGTTATTGTTAGGTCCGTAAAATCACCTGATGGATTGTCTGGATCAGCACTTGTTAATTTTTGTGCAGTCACAGAACCCATAAGAGGGATTTGGGCCGTAGTAGATCCTGCAGGAATTTGTACCTGTG